ATCACAACAAATGGAGATGTTGACAAAGCAACTAAAGATTTAACAAAATCAAAAGAAGCGTTACGGGTTGTTGATGATAAATTAAAAGAAATAAGTGATGAATACACAAAAGGTTTAACAACTGAAAAATCTGCGTTGGATGTTTTAACTGAATCAACAAAAAAGAGTTTAGCTTTAGAAAATAAACGTTTAGATATTCTTGACGAATTAGCAAAAAAGGGTGAAGATGTAGCAACTGAAAGGTTAAAGCAATCATTGAAAATTGCACAGATAGAATTAGACTTAGCATTAAAAACCGCTGAAGCATCGGGAATTGCCACAGATGCACAAATTAACGACATACAAAGATTACGTGGTGAAGTAAATGGATTTCAAAGTTCTTTAGAAGGCGAAGAAAAAGTTTCAGAAAAGGGATTTTTACAAAAAACTTTATTTGGGACAAACGAAGATGGCGAACCAATCACGGGTGAAGATTTATTAAATGGAATTGCAACAACCTTAAATGCAACAAGTGAATTATTAGGTGGTTTTAACGCTTTGCAGAATGAACGTTTAAATACGCAATTAGGAGTTATCGAAGGCAACAAAAACGCAGAAGTAAAAGCATTTGAAGAAAGTGCGGAATTTGAAATTTTAAGTGACGAAGAACGAACCGCCAAGATTGAAGAAATACAAAAAAAGCACGATGCTGAAATGTTTGCATTGCAAATTGCACAATTTAAAAAAGACCAAAACTTTCAAATAGCACAAGCGGTGATAGGTAGCGCAACTGCGGTGATGAATATTTTAAAAAGTACCGCAGTACCAGGAAACGCAATTGCAGATAAAATAATAAAAGGAATATTGGTTGCCTCAACATTAGGGCAAACGGCATTACAGATTGCAACTATAAAAGCACAAGCACCGCCAACGGCTGAATTTGGTGGCGTAATGGATGATTCATTTTTTGCCAAAGGTGGAATGGTTCACGGAAATTCACACGCACAAGGCGGTGTTAAATTTGGCGTTGGTGGGCGTGTTGCAGAATTAGAAGGTGGCGAAGCGGTAATTAATAAACGTTCAACGGCAATGTTTAAACCAATGCTTTCAAGAATGAATGTTGCGGGTGGTGGCAAAAAGTTTGCGGATGGTGGAATGGTGTTTGGAACTGATAGTTTAACAGATGATAGTAGTTTAGTTGATAGCTTAGTTGGTGCGTTAAATAGTCAACAAGTTCTATTGGTTGAAAGTGATGTTACCAATTCACAACGAAACGTAAAAAATATACAAAGTAGAATTACATTTTAAAAATATGTTTATAGTCACAAAACAAATACAAAAAGAGCGTTTAACGATTTGCAGAAATTGCGTTCATCGTTCAAATAAATTTCTTAAAATATTTAATTCCGATTCTTGCAAGATTTGCAAATGCAATCTAAAAATGAAAACAAGCGTTTCAAAAGAATTTGGTGGAAAATGCCCAGTTGATAATTGGTAAAATAAAATTCATCTATTGAAATAAATATTTAGATAATGCCAATTCCAATCTATAAAAAATCTATTTTTGAAAAAATGGGAATTACGCACCAGGATATAGCAAAAAAAATTAAGCCAAAAGATAGGGTTGAAATATCCATATTAATGGAACGTTTTATTAAACACAAAGATGCACGGGGAAATTGGCAGATTCCTAGAAAAGAAGGGATGGAACTATTGCCCTACTTTCAAAGTTACGTTGATAGTGGCGCACGTTCAAATATATTTGGCTGCGGTGGTTGTGCTGCGAAGATGGTTAATTATATGCACGAAGTCTATAAGATATGGCAAAACCCAACAAAATAGATTTAGTTATAGATTTCATTGACGTCATATGGGATGAGGTATCAACACGCTTTGGTGATTACGCAACGCCCAAAGATGTTGTTTACCATTTAGCTGAAAAAGGGTTGTGCGAACCAACTAGAATAAGAAACTATCTAATCATTTTAGATTTTGACACGATATTAAAGCAAAATGAAGGTCACGTTACGAATACTTTTATGGATTTAAGTATTAAATATGACTTATGTGACCGCCAAATTCAAGGAATAGTGTACAAATACCGCCCTAAATTCACCAAAAAAGAAACAATTTTGGGTGATTATAAGAATAATATTAAGAAGAACAGAAAAAAAAAGCAATCGTAAAGGGTTGATTTAACAATTTTATTTAAAAGCATCGGCAATTAGTCGGTGCTTTTTTTATTCTCATTATTTCGTAAAACATTCTTTTACTTGCAAGATTTTTGCAATATGAAAAATTGGTTTGAAATTCAAAACAAGGCAGAAAGCGAAACGGCTGACGTATATATTTATTCAGAAGTTGGGGGATATGATGTTAATGCCAAAAACTTCATTGACGAATTAAAGACGATTAAGGATAAAAACATTGACGTTCACATTAATTCTTTAGGTGGTTCTGTTTTTGATGGATTAGCCATCTATAACGCACTTAAAAACCATTCAAAGAGGGTAACAACCAAAGTTGAAGGAATAGCGGCATCAATTGCATCTGTGATTGCAATGGCTGGGGACAGAATCGAAATGGCTGAAAATTCTTTGTTTATGATTCACAACCCATTTGCAATGTCGGGTGGTGATGCAAACGAATTAAGAAAAACCGCAAACATTCTTGACAAAATTAGAAATGAGATTGCAGAAATTTACGCATCGAAATCTAATCACAACGCAGAACATTACATTAATCTAATGGATGTTGAAAGTTGGTTTAATTCAGATGAAACATTGAAACTTGGATTAATCAATGGGATTACTGAACCGTTGAAAATCGAAAATAATTATGATGTTTCTAAATTTGAAAATATCACATCCGATAAAATTAACAACACAATACATAAATCAAATATTAACGTTATGGCGCAAAATACGCAAACCGAAACTATTGAAACAAAAGAGGTTTCTAATGAAGCATCTTTAATTGGTAAAATCAAAAATGTTCTAGGAATTAAGAACGAACACGAACCAGGACACGAAGAAGGAACACCAGCAGAAGATGCAGATTGGGCGTTAACCTATGAAGAGTTAAAATCTCGTGTTGACAATTTAGAAAATGCAATTCACGACATCGAAGAAAAGATGGGAATGGCAGAAGATGAGGTTGAAAACAAAGCAAAAGAACTTGAGGTTGCAAACGAGGAAATCCAAAACAAAACTTTGGAGATTTCTAAATTGAAAGCAACTAAAACGGATGTGAAGGCTAGTTCTGAACAAACAATGGGTGAAACAACGGTTGATGCAAACGCTGCATTTTTCAATTCAATGGTTGCATCTTTAAAGAGAAAAGCATAAAAAAATATATAATTAAAAAAGAAATTTAAAATGGCAAACGTAGCTTTAGACAACATCAGCGCAACTTATAGTGGTGCGAATTTTAACGAATTGTTCCTAGAACCAATCTTCAGAGATTCGGATTTAATGCAATTTAGAGTAATCCCGAATGTAAAATTCAAAATGAATCTTTACACGGCAGATGCGCTTTCTTGTATTGTAAAGAAATACACAACTTGTGGCGGTGCTGAAAGTGGTGATTTCAACGTAGATGACAAAGTAATAACTGCGGGTAGAATGCGTGTTGCAGTTTCACAATGTCAAGATGCGTTTTTTGGTACATACTTAGAAGAATCATTTAGAAACGGAATCAACGTTTTCAACTTAGAAGGAACGGCATTGATGGAAACGGTTTTACAAAATGTAAGAAACGGAATTTCTGAGGACATCGTAAAATTAGCGTGGTTTGGTGATACGGCTGAAGCGGGTTCAAACGCTAGTTGTTATGATTCAACTGATGGATGGTGGAAATTATTTATTGCTGATGCGGTAATTGATGCAAGAAAGGTAACAATTGCTGATTCTGCGGCATTTACAACTGGTGATGGTCTAATTGCATTACGTGCAATGTGGGCGGCTGCACCAAGTGCATTGCAAGGTGTTGATGCAAGGGACAAAGCATTTTATGTTTCAAGATTAGTTTACGATGATTATATGACATCGTTAGAGAATTTAGGAAATGCCGAAGGATTTTCACAATTAGTTGATGGTTCTATGAAATTATATTTCAGAGGCGTTGAAGTTATACCAATGTACATTTGGGATGTTGCAACGGCTCAAAGATTAATTACTGACAACGTTAGAATTGCTTATGTTGCAAAACAAAACTTAGCGGTTGGAACAGATACAAATGACCCTGAAGGTGAAATGAAAATGTTTTACGATGATTTGACGGAAAAAGTATATGTTAGAGCATACTTCAAACTTGGGGTTCAGTTCTTACACGATTCTTTAGTTCAAATTGGTTAT